GCAATCCGGCAAAAAATACAGGCCGCTCAAACGAATTTAAAAATGGCGCATCCCTTACAGCATTGACAACATATTCATGCAGATTAGTTCCCTGTTCTTCAGACCGTACACACTCACCGTAATACCAGAGAATAGGACACTCCGGAGATACCAAACCACCCTCCGGCGTATAATCATCAATATCTGCTTCACTGCTTACATACCAACGCCCACGATATTCAAGAGAGAAGTTCCCGGACTTTGTTGGTTCCTTCATTATCAGATCAGAATAGTCTCCTGTTTTAACAAGTGATGTTTTTATGCGAAGCACACCGGAAACATCAAGGTCAGCATATCCGAAAGAATCAGGTGAAGCTATTACTGTTAAGGGATCGACAATACCATTTATTGTTAATTGTCCCTCGAAATAATAACCACCATGCAGAGTGTTATCATTCATGTAAGTTATTGACATTCCGGCCACCCAGGGAATATCAGTAATTAAAACAGGATAACCAGTAACATCTGTCAAGGTTCCGACAAACATTGCATCTGTCGTTTCATCATATACTGCAATAGCATCATTGATAACCGGAAGTACCACTGTCGGGGAAGGAGTAATTGTTATCTGCAAAAAACCTCCGTTATTTGCTGTAAGTGTCACTGCATAGTCTTTGCGGGATAGCCGGAAGTTGATAGGACTCTCAGTTGCTACCCAGCGACAAATTATTGAAGGATCAAGCGGATCAGGATATTCCGGAGTGCTGATTAATTCGGGTGCGAATGTTATCATATTACATCATAAGTTATTTTACCAATTACTTCACCAAATTTCTTATCTATTTTCTCAATAGTTTGCTTGCGGACAGTCGTGTAAATATCAACAAACGTTTTACTTCTGAATTGCTTATTGCCATATTTGTTGATATACAAAGTCATAAATTTAGCCTCCCGGAGCCGTGCCGTTGCATCAGATGATTTGAATAAATTATGTTTCTCCATCCATCGATAAATCTTCTTATACAGCCCGGTATCAACATTGCTTTTTCTTGGACCTCGCCCTCTTTCCAAAACTCCTAACCAGTAAGGAACAAGAATCCCGTCATGAAGCTCTGTTATCTCTATCTTGAACATCTTCATAATAGAATCAGGTATCTTATTGCCGGAATACATATTACGCTGGCTGATGAGTTTTATCATCTCTTCAAGTTCCGGTTTTAAATCAATACCTATCATTCATTTTTTTCTTTACCAACATAAAACATAATAAACGCAATTATTGATATAAAAGCAGTCATAATTTCAACACTAATATTTCCTTTGGCTGCAAAATGTCCAACACAAAAACAACCGATAATAAATATAATACCGGCTATAAAACGCAATAATAAATTACACTTTTTCATAGTTTTAAGTTTTAATTAATATTAATATCATAATTACCAATACTCCAATCAAAGCATAAAGGATATATCTTAAATATTTACTTCTATTCATAAGCAAGGCTCCCTGATTTCATTATGCAGATAATACAGATTAAACGGCATCGACCATCCAATGACATTGGCATCATATTTTGTTTCCTGAATCTTAGTCAGATGCATCGGCAAAATAGTCTTAAATTCCGCATCGGCAATCACCCGGACAATAACTTCTTTACATCTGTCGAGTAAATCTTGGAATATAACCTCATTATTATCTGCTGTATCTTCAAGTTTTACCTGCTGAAGTATCTCAATATAAAGAGGATTGTAATGTTCGGGGATAGCATTAGCCTTGATTTCCAGATCAACCTCATTGATCTGAAGTATCAGTCCGATAATATCATTCTGATCACTCTGGTCTGTCAGGATATTTGCCAATTTATCGGATTCATACAGGACGAGAGTACATCCGGAAGCCGTTAAGATCGTTTTGAGCTTATCTGTAATCATTCCTTATCTTTTTGTCCGGTTATCAAATACCAGAACATCGTAAGAGCATTTATCCGCTCACGTTTACCACAACAGTTTTTCATAGCTTTAATTTTTCGGTTTGTAATTCGGCAATATAGCAAATACTTCTCCTATTCGGGGATGATCCTCTGGTAAAATCCAGCCAGTTCCTTTTAAAGCCATTCTCATTTCTAATTTTTCTTTTTCTTTTATTAATTGTTCAATAACAGAAAAAAAGACTTCTTCTCTTTTAGTTTTTACTTTCATTTTGCATATTTTGATTTTGGTTTACTTATTTCTTTCATCAGTTCAAAATGTCTTTCCTGAAATTCTGCCGTCTCTTTTGCGAGCATGAAACGCACTAAACATTCCTTATAAGGAGTAAGTAATACTTCCGGCACGGTGCATTTCATTGCATCACGCAGGAAATCAAGAGCGACTAAATCAGAAAAGACGTTGAGTTTTTCAATACCGGCAGCCAGTTCCATCTTTGTAGGCTCACGGTGCAGGAGCTTCTGTTCCCGTTCTATCATCTCACTTGTAAGATTAACTAAGTGCATAGCGATAGGGTATAAATCTATAATTTTCAAAGTTAAAACTTTTTTCCCAAATAATAATGCTTTATCCTCATCCCATTTATTAACAGCCAAAGGATAGTAATAACCATCAATAGTACGGAGTATCATTCCGAAGTCATTTTCTTCTTTACGCACCAGAAATAGCCGTTGTCCGTAACATATATTACTTGTGAACTCATCCAGGTCTTTTGGTATAGATAGTTTCTTACCGTTAATTTTCAAATATTCCGGTAGCGGTAATTGAGCCAATCCATCCGGAAGCCCTGAATATAAAGAGAAATTATTGATCATCTCCTTTAAAGTAAGCTTCTCTATACCGGTCGTATGTGCCATGTCTGATGTGTTTCTTTGCGTGCTGTTGTACTCTGGACAAAATACCTGATTCCTGAAAGTAAGTGGTTCCATCCTTTATTCGGGATCCCGGCCTTCTTGTCATTCCAGGTATGGTTCCTTAATTCTTTGACCAGGTTAACAGATTCTTTATCGGTAATAATATCATAATCCTGAACAAGCCGTATGCCTTCAATAACACTTCCTTCAGCTTTTACTACACCTTTAATGTTAAATGGAGTCCCTTTTAATTCTGTTATCATTCGTGGGTCCGCCGAGTCTGCAATTATCAACTCATGTGATCTGGCATATAGTCCTACCTCTTTACGTAAATCAGATATTAAAAGATCATTCAAATAAAAACATTCCTTTGCATAAATCTTCCTGTTCTTCTCATCTATGGCAATCTTAACCATAGCATCAGGATCAGGATGAAAGCCAAAATCTAATCCAAAACCATAGGGCAAATGTACCGGCCATGATTCTCCTTCTTTAAAATATCGCCAGTTAGGATAAATAACCCCTTCTATTTGTCCGATCAATCCTTCAAGGTAAACACGCTTATAATTTAGATCACGTTCAGCACGGCGCAGAATATCCTTCTTTATTTCTTTTGCAAGAAATGGATTATCATACATCGTGGAATGAATGACAGTAATATCATCTTTATATTGTGAATTATTAATATACTGATCATAAATCCAAAATTCACTTACCGGGTTCCAGTCAGCATAAATCTGTTTCCGGGTACGTTGTGCCAGATGAAAGAATGTATCATAATCAATATATTGAAGCTCATTGACAAAAAGATAATCACGTTCCGGACCATGTACCTTACCGGGTGTATCAACAGAAAAAAACTCAATTATAGAATTATTTACCTGGTATATGTTATCTGATTTGTTATGATCCTTTTCAGAATATAGATTGTTCTTTTTAAGGAAAGCAAAGAAATCACGCATTGCTCCTTTACGTAGATGAGGCATTGTCTCCGATACAATACTAAAAATAACAGGAGATGAACTTCCTCCTGCTATTCTATATGCTACCTGATTTGATGAATATGTCTTTGTTGACCTTGTCCCTCCCTCGTTAAAAACATATCTGGTCTTTGCTGCCAGAGTTTTGAAATATATCTTTGATGTTTCAATATCAAGATTCACGTTCTGTAAAAGTGACGTTTATCTTTTCTCCACCGGTTGTTATATCTGCTTTTTTCGGTAATACATAAGTGAATAACTTTGAACAAGCATCCAAATAACGTGCAGGATCTTTGTCTTTAACCAATTCAAGAGCTGCCTTAATATTATCCACCTGTCCTAATAAAACCTGCTCAAGTATTTCCTTTGCCTGCTTGGTAGTCTTATTTTGTGTTCCTGGCTTTTTGCCTCTTGGATTCGTTACAACTCCTTTTTGAAAACCTTTTGGCATTTTATTACATTCAATTAATATTTATAATTAATTCATCTCGCCAAATTTTCTGCAAGTTAGTAAATAAAAATTAATTAACAATAAAAAAGCCTTCCCAATTTAGAAAGGCTATAATTACGTTCAATAAAATTATTCTTCTTTTTTTCCTTCTTCTTTTTTTCCTTCTTCAATAGGAATCTGATCAAAGTTTTTTGTTTCCACAATTCTGATCTCTGTTTTCTCTGAATTGCCTTTCAGCATATTCTCAACTTCTGCTCTCTTTATTTCAAGTGCATAGGTTCTGTTCATGCCATCCAAACAATGCGAAGCCTGTTCTGCTTTTGCAATGTCGCATTCGTCATTCATTATCTTTTCATACAAATCAGCGTATGAATGATAAATTGTTTTCTGATTAACTGGTTTTAATGTCATTTTTTTTCTGTTTTAGTAAACGTTTAATTCTTATTTGTTGCCTCCAATTTTCTATTAATCCAGGATGCTGTCTTATTATTTTTATACTTAAATTAATTGAATTTTTTATTATATATGCAACATATGAATCATGTAAATTATCAGTACGCTTTTTAGCGTATTCATTCATTCGTATAAGCATTTTATCCCTATTCCTTTCATATTCAGATTTCAATATTTCAGAATTTAATTTGCGCCAAAATTTATGATTTATATTATAGCATTTTCTACATATATGCATATAATATACTTTATCCTTATATATCCTGGAAATTCGGAACTCCTCAATCGGTTTTGTCTCACCACATTTTTTACAAGTACGTTCCATAATTTATTTCTTAACAGGTTCGATTTTCGTTATTCTGGATTTGTATATCTTAATTATCAAATCGCCTTCTTTGAGCCAGATCCGTGCCTTTGTTATCTTGACAAACTCGTATATGCCTTTGATTGTCCATTCACCGTTATTTTTACCATTGCCGGTAGTTGCTTCTATGTAAACAAAGTCACTTGGCTTCATTTCTTTTCTTCCTCTGCCTTATCTATCTCATTAAGGTCTCTGTCTGTTATTTTGTCTTGAAGCTGAATATTAACAAAATCCCTTACAGTTAATAAGATTTCTCTTTTTTTTATATTATCTAATTCAAAAAAAGCTTTGTGAAAAGTAACTACACAATTACCTGATTTATGAATTGTAAAAGGGTACTTTTCGGTGATTGATAATTCTTTAATGTCTTTCATATCATTTAAATTTAATCAATTACTAAATATTTTGCCGCAGTTATGACATCGATAGCCATAATGCATTACCATACATCCTTCTATTCCTTCAGGGCAAGGAATTTGTCCCCATACTAATTTCTTCTTTTTACAGTTTGGACATTTTTTGTCCTCATATTTATACTTTTTCTCTGGATATATTATTTCTTTCATGGTTCTCTATTTTTAGTGTTTCTTTATTAATTTTTTAAAAAACTCTTGTGAATCAATAAATATCCTACCTTTTGTTTTTGATTCTGAATATTCAAAGTCGATTTGAAGCAGTGTTCTGTTTTTTTGAACAATAACTT